CCATAAAGTCTCTTGACTCCTTGACTCCTTCAAAGTCTACTTTATCAACGTATTTGTCATCTAGTGTTTTATATTGTGATTTATTTTTAGTTTTAACAAACATATACGGACGATACACATCACGATACTCAAATCGTTTGCCATCCTCATATCCTCTCACATATACTTTGTCACCATAAACAAATACATTTGTATAAAACTTCATATCACCTTCACTCTAAAGAGTTGCATTATACAATAATAAAATGAAAGATTCAACTGTTATCTAATTGAGGATGCGATTTGGATACCGGAACCAAACATGCGGCTGTAGTTATTTTGAAGATCGAGAGATGGTTTGTATGTTGTCATTACATGCTGTTCCTTGAAAGTAAATTCACTTTCCTCAGCATAAGGAGCATATGGGTACAGTGAAATAGCAACACCGTCTTTTGTTGGTACAAGTTGAACAATGCCAACGTTTGTTATTTTATATTTGTGTTCGTGGTCTTTGGTTTTAGAGACTTCAAGTTCACCTATCAAATCTTCACCAGTAATCAGTCTAACAATATAGAGGCTCATAATAATCCTTAAATTAAAAAGCCGGCCATTGCGGCCGGCGTACTTTTTACAGACCTCTTTCGTGAGCTTCTTCCATCAACAACTCACCCATTGGTTTGGTATCTTTTGATTTGCCTTTTGCAGGCTTCTCGCTGATCTCAATTTTCTTAGGTTTCTTGTGTTCTGGAATAATTCTTTCCAAGAAGATCTTTAGCATTCCGTTCAACATCTCAGCATTCTGAATCTCAACTTGGTCGTTAAGAATGAATGTGCGATTAAAAGCGCGGTTTGCAATTCCTTTGTAGAGGAAGTTTTCGTTTTCATTATCATCTGCTGTTTTACCTGCAACTACCAACTTACCATCTTCAAAAGTAATTTCAACATCAGTCTTTGCAAAACCAGCAACAGCTAGCTCAACAACATACTTATTGTCTTCTACTTTTTTGATATTGTAAGGGGGATAGTTGGGGATATTCTTTGCAACTTCGTCGTGAAGTTTAGCAAGTCTGTTGAACGAGTCATCAAACCCAACAAAGAATTTATCAAGATCCTTAGTTCCGTATTTGAAACCAGGGCCAAAGGCAAATGTATTTGCCAACGCAGTTAGTGTATCAGTAGTCATTTAAGACCTCCTATTAAGCAAGGTTGAGAAAATGTGCCCCTGACGGCGGCACACTTCTATTTATACATCATCCACTAATGATAGTCAACTTTTTATTGTCTCAAAGTGTAAATTTGCAACAATAAATTCTTTGACCAAGTTACTACGAACAATATCCTCAACATCAAATTCAATGTTTCTGAACGATGGCATTCTGTTGATAATCTGGACAAAGTCTTTTAGACCGGATTGATCATGCTTTTTGTTGAGATCTGTTTGCTTGAAGTCTCCACAGAATAGAATTCTTGATCCTTCACCGACTCTTGTAATGATCGAACTTAGTTCTTGGAAGTTCATGTTCTGGCACTCGTCGACAATAATGATCGCCTTGTCAATAGTTATACCTCGAACAAAAGAAGTTATAAGGAACTCAATATTTTTCTGTTCAACTAATCTTTCATATGCTTGATCTGTATTGAATAGGTCTTTACAGATTGCTTTATACGGTGCAAGATAGACGTCTGTCTTTTCTTTCTCATCACCAGGTAAATGGCCAATCTCTCTTGATGGAACAACTGATCTAACAATTACAACCTTCTCAAAGCTGCTTTTGTGATCCATCATCTCCTCTAGTGCTTTGTAAACAGCGATGAATGTCTTTCCTGTACCTGCTGCGCCATGTAGCATTAGCGCTTGGTGTCCTTCTTGATATAACTCGTAAAACTTCTTTTGATTTCTTGTAAGTGGGTCAAATAATTGTAAGTCTTCGTATTTAAGTTTTAGCTTTCTTTTGTTTTGCTGGTCTGGGAATGTGTGAATGGACGCCTGTGACATTCTAGCCTGTTTTCTCATGGACTACCCTTTTGTTATAGTTAGAAACAAAAAGAGGCACAGATCTCGCGACCATGTGCCTCTGCCTTATTTGACTACTTTTCTTCTTCAGTCATCAAATTCCTTATAATCCATTTGAAATTATTTATAAATTTAGAATCCTAGAATAGTGGGAGTAAACTTCAATGGCTTACCAGGTTCGTAGTCCTTGGTAAAGTAATCAGCCATCATCTCAAACCTGAATGCTGAGTCTTCTTCACCAGCATCTGCACATTTCTTCTGAGCATCTTGTAGAAACTTAATCAGTTTGAAGTGATTAATCCCACTCTCTTTGATAGATGGACCTTGTGATCCACGGTGTGGTTTAAACATCATAATCAGCCTCCACAACAGATACTGTTTGAACTGATCCTACTTGGAACGATCTCCAGGCATGCTTCTCAATATCCCACACAGAAACAACATCATTACTTTCAGTTTTCTGTCTATCAGTCTTTTTCTCGTAGGGAGTGATGAAGCTCTCTTGGAGAGTGCAGATCATCTCGCGGGTGCTACCATCAGCTTTGATGAACACAACCTCAAGGACATTATCCTTGAGCAGCGAGCGGATAGATTCCTTCGTGTATGCCATTTTTCCACCTTTCAAAGTCATTATAAAAGTATTCAGAGACCTCAATGTTAGTCTCTGATAGCATTATACGAGAGACCTCAAAATTAAACAACACATCTCTTGAATTAGTTGGGTGGAATGTAACTACTCTTTTGATTCCACGTTGGATGATTGATTTGACACATTCGTTACAAGGAAACAAAGTACAGTATAAAGTAGCACCTTCTACATTGACCGGACTGTTGTCCAGTGCATTCCTTTCAGCATGGCATACAAACATCAGCTTGGTCTCTCTGTTAGCATACCTCGTTACATGATCATGTACACCAGCTGGAAACCCGTTGTATCCAACGCTTATCACCCTCTTACGAGAGTCGACTATGCAGCTACCAATCTTACGAGACGGGTCCTTAGACCACGACGCAACAGTCTCACATAACTGAAGAAACCTAAAATCCCACATAATAATATTATCGTTTTTTTCCAATGTTGTACTTTGCTACAAGCTCCCACTCATCCTTTTCTTTATGTGTGATTACTTTCACTTGGGAAAAAGGGGCAACTGGTTCACTTGATTTCTGAGGGTTGATTAGCTTGATTAACTCCCACTCTGCTAATAAGTTTACAATTGTGTTTCTTCTAGCAACATCATCTTCTGAGAAGTTTGAAGGCTTACCATCCAGTGCAAATAGTTCTTTGAAGTGGACAATGTAGTATCTTCCTTGCTTATGAAGGATATGGCATGATTGGAATAGTTTTTTATCTTTGCGCGATGCAACACCGATCCGTGTCAGTGTTTCTTTAATTTTAAGGAAGTCTTCTTCTGAAGCCAATGTAACTTCAATAAGACTATCAACAGTATTCATGATTGTCCACCTTTTTCTAATTTTTGTTTTATAGTGATCAATTGATCAGAAGAAAGGATTGACAACGCGCTCTTAGCTTTTTCTGGACTGTACCCATAATATTCCATTACAGCTGCAAGATCATTATCTTCTTGCTTCTTCACCCACTTTGCAAATCGCCTGGCAGGTCTTATTGTATTTAGGAAAAAATGGAACTGGAGCTTTGAGTCCACGAGATGGTGCTGATTCATCTCGTTAGCATACATCACAGTATCAGGAAAGTAGGAAAGTGACTTGTTAATTAGAAACGGCTGATAGAGTTTCTCCACAGCCGGATCCTCCATCAAGTCTTTCTTATTCTGCGATACAGCATTAACAAAATCGAATGGAGACATTAGAACATCATTCGTAACAATCCAACTGTATCAATGGTTACTAGGAGCATATAGTTAGCAAGCATACCAAAACTCTTCCTAGTCCAAGCAGCCCAAGCGTACATAGAACAACCAGCAATCCATATAGGATAGAGAATAATAAGGGGTGGATGTGGTACCGTGGCAGCCATTGTAATACTACACCCGATAGATATAGCCCAAGCAAGCAGCTCAACAGAAAAGCGAAAACGATTGCTAGTATAGTCACTTCGAATCCATTCGAATGTAGGTTTAAATAATTCAATCAAAACGGAGCCTCATCATACTGATCTATTCTTTGTTTCTGTTGCATACGTTGATGACGTTTGTTATCATCGGTAATAAATTCCATTCTCTTATCACACACTCGTTGGAACGGATCAATAGGATAATAAGGATTATCCTCACGGAACTTTCTCATGAATTCCCTAATGTTGTCGGCCCACTCATCTTTTGGTAATTGGACTTTGTTCTTCATTCCCATATCAAACAATCCTTGGCATATGTTTCTGCTCGGTTATACGTATCGAAGATTTCTGCTGACGGCTCTACTCCTCGAATATAATCTAATTCGTGTAATGGTACCACTCTGTACTTTCCATCTTCTTGGATGTATATTTTGACAACAACTGTTGAATTACTAAATTGTTTTAGTAGGATCATTTAAAATCTCCTTCTGCCATTATCTCTGTCAGGCATGCAAGTATATTAATCTCGTGATCAGCAACAAACGCTGCTTTGTATTGGTATTCGGCAAGTGTGATAACTAACTGCGGGATTGAGTTGGGTTTCAAATACTGAGAAGCAGTATCATACAACTTACGGAAGAACACAGTTTGGTCGATGTCATTGTTCTCTGCAACCCACTTACGAACCTCTGTGAAGTTCTTTACTTTGAGTAGTTCGACCAATCCCTTCAAGTTCTCTTCAGAGAAGTTTACCAGGATACCTGAATCAATCTTACCAGTAGCACTATAACGTTGCAACTCATTCAATACCCTGCGCCAGTCTGGAAAGAACTTTGTTATTACTTCAACAACAGCTTTCTGATCATACGTGATACCTTCACCGTCTAGTATACTACAAACCCGCTTATAGAACTGAGAAGCCATCTTTGGCTTATCTTCTTTATCTATCTTGAATTCAATAACTGAACAACGAGAATGCAAAGGCTCGATAATTCGATTCTTGAAATTACAAGTAAGAATGAATCCGCAGTTCTTTGAATACTCTTCCATGAAGTTACGAAGAGCTGGCTGTGTAGAATTTGGATTGAGGTAATCAGCCTCATCAAGAATAACATACTTACGGCCACCAGAAAACGAGACAGATGACGCAAAGTCTCTAATCTCGTTTCTCAGTGTATCAATGTTGCCGTTCATCGAACCATTAATAATAACATAATCACATTGCAACTCTTCTAACATAGCACGAGCGACTGTTGTCTTACCAACACCCGCGCGGCCAGTCAGAAGTAAGTTTGGAACATTCTTTTGATCTACGAACTGTTGGAACGTAGCTTTAAGAGATGCAGGAAGAACGGCACTTTCAATTGTTCTGGGTCTATACTTCTCAACCCAGAGAAAATCATCACGAATCATAATAACCTCAATTATCCAACGTAAGTTGAATTCTGTTCACATACAATCCAGTATTCTACATCAGACCCTCTGAAATGGCAAAGCCCTTGTGGTGATATTTTAAGGACATATTCCTCGTTCATAATCTTAAGGTTATCAGCCTTCATGATCATCTTAAATGTCTTGATAGTCTCTCCAACAACAATAGAAAAACTATTGCTGAGTGTCTGGTCATTTGGATTCTTTGGCTTGGTATCCAAAGCTTCAATAGAAAAATTACCGTCCTTACCAACAAAAGCAATCTCTGGCAATTGCAGTACGCCGACTGCTTTCATCAATGATTGTAATGTTGCAGATGGTAGGACCTTTTCTACTGCATCAGACGGAATATCAACCATCTTCTTAGGTGGTTGCGTAATCATTTCAGGAAGACAGTATACGTAATCCAGTTTAGTTTTTCCACTCTTAATGGTAATGTACTTCTCGTTGATCTCGAGATCAGGATCATCGAATAGAGAAAGTACCCCTAAAAACCTTGGCAAATCCCAAATTGCAAACTGTTGCGGAATTGTCTCCGCAATGTTTGCTTTCGCTACCATAGTTTTCAGGGGTGAAATAGTCTTCAATTCATTACCAGGAGCAAAGATCAACGATTGATTAATCTGAGCAAAGCTCTTCAAAATCTGAATCGTTCTTGCGCTTAGTTTCATAATATATTATCTCTCTTATTTCGATTTCTTGTGTTTCAGCTTCGACTGGTCAGCTGTTGCTGATGCACCAATCGATGCCAAGTCGGCAAGTGAGCCACCGAAGATGTAGCTACCAACGTGTTGCAATTGCATCCATGGACAGAAGAATACTTTCGCACCCATCTTTTGAACATTGTAGCAGAACATATAGTCCTCAGACAAGTAACGCTTGGAAGCTACCTTCTCTACATCTCTCATCTGTTTGGCACGGGCTTGCAACTCTGTAGAGTCCCCACCAGCTGCAACATCATCCAACAGCTTGAACATATCTTCATGACCGTAACCACGATCGATAACACAATCGAAGTATGCCATAATCTCACGAGTACCGTCGAAGTGCTCTGTGCGAACGTGATCAGGCTTGTACCACAGATGTGGGAATGCCTTTTGATAGTCTTCAAACGTCTTACGACGAACCATCATGAACCCTGTACCAATTTCCAATACCTCTACTGGTTGGTTGAGAGGAATCTCGCGTTGTGTTGTCTTAGGATTAAACACATAATCTCCAACATACTTTTCAAGGTTGTTGGGATTCTCATCAGCCATTCCTTTATCAACGGCTTGTTTGATCTTTTCCCATGAAATACATTTCTTAGGATATGGACCACCAATAACATCATACTCGCTCTCATCATTCTGCATTGCTAACAAAGCAATGACATCTTGTGGATTGAATCCAATATCACTATCGATAAACATCAAGTGAGTAGCACCTGAACGCATGAACTCGTCAACGCAGTAGTTACGAGCCCGTGTAACTAATGATTCGTTAAACAAGAAGAACAGTTGCAGAGGAATACCATGTTTCGTACAGATTGCTGATAAGTCAGCCACCGAACGAGTAAACATACCTGCGCACTGGCCACCGTACATTGGGACAGCCAGAAACAACTTACGTTTCTGTAACTCTTCAATACTTACCTGCAATTTAAAACCTTCTGACATACTCACTCCTTAATATATTTTTTATCATGCTCACTATTCAAACCATATGACCCGTTGTATAGGGTCAATGCTTCTGCTTTAAACAATAGGAACTGAGCAACACGAGTCCCTTTTTGAATCCTAACTGGGCCACCACGAACATGCATTGCACCAGCCATTACACCGTTGTAGCCAGAGTCATACAGTCCGGATGTAATGAATACACCGTTACGGTTCAGAGTTGATCTGGTAATTACCCATCCAGCCTCGTCTGCACCAACCGTTACAAGGTTCTCCATCACTACTTCGTATGTACCTTCTTCTAGGTAATACCAATCTAAAACTGGTGCAATTTCTGTTGTTCCTCTGTGCCTCTTACCTTCTTCGCTAAGCTCAAACAATGTATTGTTGATTGCAAACACCTTACCAAGTCTCAGGTCAATCGCATTAGGTTGACTATCGCCGTCTTGTACAGCTGTTAATCTAGAGTTTGACTTCTCTCCTAGAATGTGGATCATTGTTGTTCACCCTTCTGTATACTGTCCTCAGCATACATCATTAAAATAATATAGTGCATGGCTTTCAATAGGTCTTTCTTGTTGTTACCATCTTTCTTTCCATACCGGCAAAGATACTTGATAGCAGTATCTCTTGCAGTTGTATCAAGAGAGTCCATTGATTGCCAGATATCAATTACTTGAATATCTTTAGCGACATAATGTTGACCATATGTTTGATCAACATAGTCCGTCAACTCTTTTAGATATTTTGCTTCGTTATATCGATATTTCATAGAGCATCTTCTTCAGTAACAAACCAGTCCTCATTGCGAGTGACTTCTGGTAAATAGAGGAGCATTAGTTCGTCTATTGTCTCTTTATTTGTCTTTGCAGTCAACGCTTTCTGTATGTTACCAGCATAATTAAAGTCAACTTCTTCCTCGTACTTCCCTTCCAAGATACCCGTAGGAGAAGCATCGAACATCTTACCAGCATGAAGACCATACCAAAT